CTACTTGCCATGACTTCATTGAGTGGTGTGGGCTTATTGAAGGACACCAAACCAATGCAAGTTTGAATGTGGGTGAGAAGATATACAACCAAGATTTGTATGTTGACTTCATACAAGAGTACCCTGACTATAGACCAAACGCTAAGATGACCATATCAAGGACTGAGTTCTATAAGTGGCTTGTAAAGTATGCGGTATTCAAAGAGGGCATTGAACCTAAGCAAGGTAGAGATGCAAGAGGCAAGTGGATGATAATAATTAAACCATCAGAGATAGAGATATGATAATATTTAGAGACTATCAGACTGACATTATTGTTAGGGCCTGTAAGATATTAGAGGAAAACAGATTTGTTTACTTGTCAATGCAGGTGAGAACTGGAAAAACACTTACATCTCTTGGCATAGCCAACAGACTCATTGATGTGAAGAATGTTTTGTTTGTTACAAAGAAGAAAGCGATGTCATCCATACAAGCTGACAATGAACTGCTTGAACCATACTTTGCCCTCACTATTATAAACTATGAGAGCCTTCATCATATTGATGGAGAGTATGACCTTATTGTACTTGATGAAATACATTGCGGCGGTGCATACCCCAAGCCTAGCAAGAGAGCCAAGCAAGTAAAGGAATTGTTAGCGAAGAACGACCCCTATGTAATACTGCTATCTGGGACACCAACCCCAGAGTCTTACAGTCAAATGTACCATCAAGTGTACGGAATAAAGAACAATCCATTTTCAAAGTACAAGAACTTCTATAGGTTCTGTGATGACTATGTGAATGTAACATCGAGACCCATTAACGGTATAAACATAAAGGACTACTCAAAAGGGTCAGAGGATATAATCAAAGCAATGGCTCCCTTTACAATTAACTTTACACAAAAGGAGGCTGGCTTTACGACAAGCACCACAGAGACAGTGCTAGAGGTAGAGATGCAGAAAAAGACCTACGAGATTGCAAAGAAATTGCAAAAGGACTTAGTTGTGCAAGGTAAGGATGAGGTGATATTAGCAGACACTCCAGTGAAACTAATGATGAAGCTGCATCAGATATTCTCAGGAACAATAAAGTTTGAGAGCGGTAATGCTATGGTGCTTGATACCAGTAAAGCTGAGTTTATTGCATCGAGATTTGAAGGCAAGAGACTTGGTGTGTTCTATAAGTTTAAGCAAGAGCTTGAGGCTTTAAAGAGTGTCTTTGGAGATGAGCTGACTACTGAGCTTAGTGATTTTGATGACTTTTCTCATAAGATTATAGCACTTCAAATTGTTAGTGGGCGTGAGGGAATATCGCTTCGCAATGCTGACTATATTGTGTTCTATAATATCGACTTTAGTGCTACAAGTTATTGGCAAGCCAAGGATAGGATGACAACAAAAGAAAGACTTGAGAACGATGTATATTGGATATTCTCAAAAGGAGGAATTGAGAAAGACATATACAAGGCGGTTACTAAAAAGAAAGACTATACACTTAATCACTTCAAAAATGAGTTTAATAAGAAATAGCAACCAAGTAAAGCAAGCCATTGATTTCAGTGGCATACAAAACGGAAGAATACACCCATCTGATATTGATGCTGTACTTGAGTTTGACAATGAAGCACTCATATTAATTGAGGTTAAAAGAGAAGGCAACACCATACCTACAGGGCAAAGACTTTTACTTGAGAGATTATGTAACGCCTGGAGAACTGAAAAAAGTATTGTATTATTTGTAACACATTCTTTCACGGATGACAAAAAAGATATACCTTTGAAAGAGTGCTGTGTATCAGAGGCTTACTATGATATGAAATGGCACAAGGTACACACCGAGCTTCTTGGCTCAGTGCTCAATAAAATAGGGCTTAGGTGGAATATAAAAAAGCTAAGCATATGAAGTATAAGTCTTCAGAGGTAGCCTACAATGAGATAGTATATTGCGACATTATTGTAGAGAAAGAAACAAAGAGAGGCAGAAGAACCATACTTGAAGAGGAGAAAATAAAGAAGGCTGTCTACAAGGAGCTAAACGGAATGTACAAGAAACGAAAAGTACTTGATGTAATTATAAGAGCAAGATTAGGATTTTCATTTAATAAAACAAAATTATGACAAAAGAAAAAGGATTAAGTTTGGTTACGATTTTATTCGTAGTGATTTTAACATTAAAGTTAACAGGAAATATTGATTGGTCATGGTGGTGGGTGTTGCTTCCGTTTTGGTTGCCTGCATTTGGATTTGTATTGCTATTAATTACAGTACTTATCGTTCAATTTTTTAATGATGAAAAAATATGAATAAAAGAGAATTAGCATTACAAAGAGCAGCCTATGACTACCACTTTAGCGGTGACTCAATAGCCGAGATAGCAAAAAACCACAAGCTGCCATATGGAACTGTCTCTATGGCTAAGAACAAATATGAGATAGACTCATTTAAAGAGGACATACCTAAGAATGAATACATAAAAGATTGTGTTGTTTTAATTAACGAGGTAGAACTTGAGAGAGCTATATTTTTATTTAAGGAGTATGATATAAAATATTCCTTACCAGTAGATTGTGAAATTGAAATTAAATTTGAAAGCAAGCTATGAAAATAACAGTAAAATCAAACAAACTAAAGTACTCAGTTAAGATGAGTGATGACACCGACTTCATGGAGTTCATGAACGTAGTAAATGAAATATCTAAAATCATATACTCATCAGATGAGGTTAACGACTATTGGGAATGATAACTCCAAACATATTTGAAAGAAAACTGGGTATAAGTAGATATAGAATAATCCTTACTAAAGAATCTTACACCAGAGCTCTAAACGCAGGAATGTTTTGGGAACATTGGCCAGAGTTGAGCGGTCATTGGGAAGAAGATAAAAAAATAATTCATAAAGAGAAATGAAAATAAAAGATAGAGTAGTATTACCATTAGGTGCCTCAGAACTTCCATTAAACTACAAGCTAGTTAGAGAAAGAGATGGTTTAACTAAACAGTCCTATGCTGTAAAATGGATAGAATGGAATGGGGATGGGACATATAAGGAAACGCACCTAGAACCATCTACCGGATACTCTTTAATTATGTCTCCCTTTAACATTTCCTTTACTTGACAGACAACTGAGATTACTGAGATTATAGAACAAAGAGATGATTATATAAAATTTAAGACTAAAAACTCTAACTACGAATTATTTAGATTGTGAAAACAAGCAAAGACATCATTAAAGAATTGTCAAAAGTAATTAATGCCGTTGGGACTGTTTGTTCAGAACCTAATGATATAGCTATAGTAACTGAAGTAGATAACGAGATTTGCTATATAAACCATAAAGACTTACACAAATACGAGTACAAAAACGGAGAAATAAAATTAAAAAAGATATGAGCGGAGGACATTTTAATTACACGCAGCACAATATCAGAGATATTTTTGAAGATATTGAAAAAGAAATTAGAAATAACGGCAAAATCAAAACCTCTGCAGAGTTAAAAGAAGAGGGATGGATAGACTCAGATTGGTATGAGAAATATCCTGAAGACCTTAAACACTACGAATACCCAGAAGAGGTTATAGAGGAATTTAAAAAAGGCGTTGAAATATTAAAGAAAGCGTATATTTACGCTCATAGAATAGATTGGCTTTTGTCTGGAGATGATGGAGAGGAATCATTTTTAAGTAGATTAAAAGAAGAATTAAATAAAATAAACTAAATATGCGAGGAAGCCAATTACATTACGAAGCCACTGGAGATTACGACCTAATAGACGTTATCCAGGATTACAAACTAAATTTTAACCGTGGGAACTGTGTAAAATACTTATTCAGGGCGGGAAAAAAAGATGATGAACTGCAAGACTTACTCAAGGCTAAGGACTATCTTGAAAGAGAGATTCAGTTCGTAAGAGAATTAAGACACAAAGCTGCTGATGATTTTAGAGAAAACAGATGGACTGAAACAAAAGCATGACAGAACAACAGATACAAGCCAAAAGAATAAAGAAACTTGAAGATGAAGGTTATTATGTGATAAAGCTGATTAAGACAAACAAGAATGGAATACCTGACATTATTGCTATTCATCCTAACATGGGAGTACTATTCGTTGAGGTAAAGACTCCAAAGGGAGTCTTGTCTAAGCTGCAAGAGTACAGATTAAAGGAGCTAAAAGAGCTTGGATTTAGAACTGAAGTGTACAGGGGTGAAAAATAATTTCATTTAAACACCAATTAATAAAAATATTTTAGTAATTTTAGAGCGTTATGGTTTATACAGCAAAAGACATAGATAAGATTTTAGGCTTCAGAACTTGGAGCGATAAGAAAAAGACAGACGAGCTGCTCAGAATTGATGCAGATATGTACTGTAATCTTGGAAGTGAATCAACCAAAGCGGATAAGGAGAGGGTAAAGAAACAATCACGAAAAATCTACGAGGCCATTAAGAAAATCGACTATCTTACTGGTCTCTCCTTCTTACACGTCATGGACTTATGAAAATATCACCGCTTGAAGCCAAGAGAATACAAAACATTAATTTCTTAATGGATGAAATACACGACTCAGCAAACGAAATATATGAGTGCTTAGTTGATAAAGATTATAAACAGCTCAAGGCAGAGACAAACTCTGTAATCAAAAAGATAAGAGCTTTATCAGATTCAGTTCAAGATGAAATATAAAGAATCAAGGCCAAGGCTAAGCGGTAATAAAAGATTTGCTTACGAGAACATAACAAAAGACGAGAGAAGAATACTTGTCATAGGAGATATTCACGCACCATTTGAGCTTGATGGTTACTTTGACTTCTGCAAAGAGACATACGCAAAGTACAACTGCAATCAAGTTATATTCATAGGAGACATCATTGACAATCATTACGCATCTTTTCACGCCACTGACCCTGATGGTATGGGCGGTGGAGATGAGCTTGACTTTGCTATTGCACAAATAGATAAGTGGTCTAAGGAGTTCCCTGTAGCTGACGTATGTATTGGAAACCACGACAGGATTATAATGAGAAAGGCTTTTGACTCTCAAATACCAAGTCGCTGGATAAAGTCATATAACGAGGTCTTAGGCGTTAACTGGAACTGGGTGGAACAAGTAGTCTATGACAACGTACAATACGTTCACGGAGAGGGAGGAACGGCCAGAACAAAGGCTAAGAATGATATGATGTCAACCGTTCAAGGACATATACACACTCAGGCATATACTGAGTGGATGGTAGGAAAGAACTTTAAGATATTCGCTACACAAGTAGGCTGTGGAGTTGACTCATCTGCATACGCTGCTGCATATGCAAAGCATTTTAAGAAGCAAGCTATAGGTTGCGGTGTTATACTGGGAGGTCATACCGCAATAAACTGCCTTATGGAGTTATGATATTCAATGACAGTCAAGACGCTAAACTACAGAAGAACGCCATACAATGCTTTGTAAACCTTTTTAAAGGTAGCTTTGTTAGGCTCGCACCTCCTGATGTTGACTACAAGATATTCGACAAGGACAAAAAACTAATAGCATACGCTGACGTAATAGTGGAGGATAGAAGCATGAGAGATGCTTACCCGCTCAAGATAAATGCACGCAAACTAATAAAGCTGTCAGACAAAAGACTAAGCCCTGTTATCATCTGGTACTTCAATGATGGTATCATATACGGCAAAGTACAGAAAATATCAGGACAAATAGAATGGGTCAACGAAGAGCTGACCGCATCCTACTCAAACAAATCAGACTTCAAATACGTTAGGATTTAATCCTTATATTCTTCAGCAAGTATTGCATTTCTAATATCTCTATAGAACGGAAGCATACCTGTTGCACCTAGTGCGTCTGTCACACTTCTTAAAGATAGTAGCTCATCCATATACTTTCTTTTATCCTTTTTAGTTTTTGCATTTTGAAATTTACCAAAAGTCTTTATGGCTCTAATTATTGGTTTAGCTATTGGTTGGTAAGGCCCAAGCCCTGTTAGTGTTATTGTTTCTGCTGGATTCCTGTATATTTTTTCAGGAGTTACCTGAGAGTAAACAATAGAGTGCTTGTATGGGTCGTATTTTTTACCATCTCTAAGCTCTTGTCCATATTCTTCATTTAGCTTTTCAATACCTATGTTTATAGGAATCATAGCAGCATTACCAAGAGTCCTTCTACTTATAAGAGAAACAGCTGAACCAACAGTACCTCTCTTTAAATCATTAACCAAGTCTTCTTCATCATCTCCAAAGCCTAGAGCATTATTTAAAGACGTTCCGAAGAACTGACTTAAAGCTAGATAAGTTGCCATTCTTAAATTTAACGCCACAAGAGTAGCAGCTCCCTGAGACCTTGACATTTCACCGCTGCCTAATAGAGATGCAATCCCTTGCCTTGCGGTAGTGTATTCATTTATAGCAAACCTAGACATATAGGAGTTCATTGTCTTATACACCTTAGATAGCGTGGCATCATCAGGGCGTATTTGATTTTTTAATATGACATCCATCCTACTGTTTGTGGTAGCTGCCCTTTGAACCGCAACATCAGCAGCTCTTGTAGCTTTCTCTATGGCATCTCTATTGTCAATCAAGTACTCCTTATCTCCTTCGCTCATCTTGTCAAAGTCAATCTCATTACCTGTTTGATTTTTAAATTCAGCGGCAAATGTCCCAAAGAACAATGGCCTTGATATGGCTTTATCTGGAGTTGATATTAAGTTCTCAGCAATCTTAGAAGAAACTTTAGCGATAGGTCTAACACCCATAGATAAAACCTCCATGGCTACTCCTGCTTCGCTCTTAGCTCTTGCCGAGCCTTTCTTTCCTCTGACAAAACCACTTGCCTCAGCTTTTGAACCAGCTAATTTCTCGTCTCCATATAGTTTAGTAAATGCCTTTGAGCCTGAGTTTCTAACTATGTCAAGTCCTGACTGCCCAAAAGACCACTTACCATACTTTGATACACCACTTGAGAACTCCTTGGGAGAAGCTGTCATTACATAGGACAAGTTACTTAGGTATTCAGCAGCAGCCCTTGGAACTGAGGCTAATGCAGCTTGATACCCCACTGTTCTTGCTTTGTCGAAAGCTCTTGTTAATGCGTTGTATTCAGTAAAGTTACTTAGAAGTACATTCTTAATAGCCTCATTAAACGATGACCTAAGTGCATTTGCAGCGTCCTTCTGCATTTTTGTTGATTCTGGACTATTGACAATATCATCCTGTATCTTAGTCAGTGTTTGATTGATTGTCTTTAGCTGGTCAGTTAAGTTGTAGTCAAGAAGAGTATATCTTGCAGACCTAATCAGTGTACTTATTGGGTCAAACTCAATAGGCTTAGCTCCAGCTGTACGAGATATTGCAGCTTTTGATTTTGTGGATGGGCTGAGTATTGAGTTGGTTTGCTTTAATAAATCTGACGCATCTGATTCCTTGTTTATAGAGGTTTTATGATGTACATAGTTATTAAAAAGTTCGATACCATCTCCCCTAACAACAGTAGCTGTATAGGCGGCCAACTCTGATAGCTCTTGATATATGGCTTCGATTTCTTTTATCGCCTTCTTCTCTTTTGGAGAGAACGACTCAAACATCTCTGAAGCTGTTTTGTTTTCAGCTTTTATTTCTTGTAATATTTTTATATCTCCTTCTCCGTAGTTTGACTCTGAAGGGTCTTTGTTGAAATCCTCTACAGTGGCGTCAATAAAGTCATTAGCCGATGCTGTTCCTTTTTTATTGTCATTTGACTCATACTCTTTCTGAAGCAAGTAAGCTGTCACTTCAAACTTTTTCTTAGCCTCATTTCTTATATTGGTATAAAGCCCCTTCTCAATCTGCTCAACTTTAGCCAATATATTTGACATCTTAGACTCGTATTTAGCAAGCGAGGTGGCTGCTTTCTCAAATATGTTATCTGATATCTGTCTACCTTTAAAGTTGCCGTAAACGTCATCTATGACGTTCAGAGGATTAGACCTAACAGACTCAAGTATGCTTGACTTTTTTCCTTTTTTTAGTGCTGACTTTATTTTTCCATAAACCCTTGTTGATGCCGTCGCTAGTTTTGACTTGTCTATATTTTTTATTATAGGGATTACGTTTTTACTTGCTCTGTTTGATTCAATGGTTCGCATTAAGTTATTAGCAGGGTATGTATAGAAACCATTATTGATATTGTCCATGTTTACTATGGCTTCTTCAAGTTCCTTTCCTGTTAAATCAATAAAGTCTTTCTTTTTTAGCTGCTTGTATTTTGATGCACTATCTTTTGATAGCTCGTCAATAGCAGTCAGCTTAACATCTACAGCGTTCGCTTCATTCACTAATTCGTTTCTGAGCTCTGCATATTCATTAACACCATCAATAATATCCTGTGACTCAGCGTCTTTTACTTTGTTTAATTTTTCAACTAAATTAAAAAGAGTAGTGGTGTCGATGTCATTTAGCTTTGCCTGTATAAAATCAGAGTAGTTTTCAATCAGAAACTCACCATCTGTATCCTTGGAGTTTATACTTGCTATCGCTTTCTTTGTAACCTTACTATCAGCAGGAGACACCTCAACCTCCTCTTGTGGAGTAAACACTTTTTCATAAAGCTCATTGGCTTGCATCGTTAATGTGTTGGCTTCCTGGAGCGGTATGGTTCTTTTTCTTGATGAGAACTTACTTACGAAATCATTATACTCATCTATATTCTCATTAGTAAGTTGTTCTACGGGTATGTTAAGTAAAGAGCTTAATGCGGCACTGAACGATTTGTTCATACCTAAATTACCTTTCTTTAGATTCTTCTTTGCAGCTTCATTTATTTTCTTAGCCGTAGTTAGCTTCTCAGCAAACTCAGCATTTTGAAAAACTTTTGCAGCGTAATCAAGCACATTATTAACCGCAGTCTCATTGTTTAAATTTACTTTTGAGATTCTATTAATAACAGCCTTTGCTTGTGGAGAACTAATCTTTCCAGTACTAGACATTTGTCTTATTGACGTTATAATATCTTGTCTTCTTTTGTTTTGGTCTAGTCTAGCTTCTCTTGCGGCTCTTGCCTCTAGTCTTATTTGGTCTGTAAGTGCCTTAGCTTCATCAACAGTTACCATGGTCGGCTTCTCTCCTGTTATTTTCTTAGGAGAAGGGCCTCTTTTCTTTCCAAAAACTCCAGGGTCTTCAGCTTCCATTTGAGCTCTTTGCTCTGCTTCTGCCTGAACATCTGCTATCGCTCTAGCATCAGATTCAATACTCAGCACAGTCTCAATGTTACTGGGCGTTGCCTTAGTGCTAGTTAAATCACTAAACTTAGCTTCCAAGTCAACAAGTGTTGGTGTTTTTACTATAGCTGAATCAGCTTTTAGTTTTTTAACCTTAGCCTCAGTATTGTTTGTTGTTATGAAATCAATAACCTCAGACAGTTCTATTCTATCTGTAACATCAACAGGTAACTCCCCCTCTCTTGCCAATGAGTTAGTCCATCCATCTTCAACAGATATACCATTGGGCTCTCCTGTACGCTCATCTACTGTGTCGTCTATCCAGTATTTATCTATCTTGCTTTGCTTAGGTGTCTTGCCTGTTACTATCTTCCAGCTATCACTTGTGAATTTTAAACCAGCTAAATCTGCAAGACCAGAGCTCTCGAATAACTCTTCAGTGTTTACCTTTCCTTCCTTTATTCTTTTTGTCTCAATATCAATAGCCTCTGCAATCTCTCTTATATTCTCGCTATTATCAAGTATGTATCTTGTGTATTCTTGCTCTGTGATTCCTTCTTCTATATCTGCTTTCTTTCCTGCATTAACATCAATAACGCCTTTAAGGTAAACCTCCTCAGCTTTCCTTTTAGTCGGCTCTGATACCTCCTTTCCTGTGTTCTTGTTTACTATAGACTCAATCTTGCCATCCTCAGTAAAGTTTATTTGTGTACTTGTTGGTCTTCCTGTATTGGGAGAAGGCACTATAAACGGCTTTTCTATTGAAGGCATAGTAACAAAGTCTCTCTTTACTTCCTGAACTATCATGTCTCCCTCACCATAATCCCACACAGGGTCGTCAATTAAACTCTGTGCTTCTTTCTTTGATGTAGCTGCAACAATCTTGTCAGTGACTTTATTTCTAACGTACCAATTACCTTGCTTACCATCAATCTCAAGGTCAGCTTTACCACCTCTATTGTCTATAATCTCAAAGTCATTCTTAGCCTCATTAGGGTCTTCAGGTAGTGTGTACTCTACTTCCTCTTCTTGGACTTGACCTTCTGTGGTAGGTTCTTCTGCGAGGGGTACTTCTTCGACCACTTCTTCGCTAACTGCGGGTTGGTCGCGTAAAGGAACCTCCTCTGTGCTTGGCTCTTGAACGGCATCTAGTTTCTCTTTATTAAGTTCATCTAATTTATCTATAATTTGCTTATCTGTAGGCTCAGTAATACCATCATCAGCAAGAGCTTGTCTCGCCTCTTCATTTGTGGTCTCTACCTCAACGCCTTCATACTTAGCAGTGATATCATCTATTTGTTTTTCTATTGATGCTAATTTATTCTTAGCTATCTTAGTGTCATTTCCTTGTAGATTTTGTCTTTGAGTCTCTAGCTGAACGACTCTACCTCTATCTTCCTCAGTGAGCCCAGGTAAAGCCTCTTTTATTTTGTAATCAATAATAGCCTCTTTTCTTTTGCCTTCAACAAATCCCTTTAGGTCAGGGTCATTTGTTATTGTCATATCAATGGCTGCCATCTGCTCAGGCGTTGCTGTATCAATTACATCTTGTATAGTTCTCCTACTTACAACTTGGTCTTTTATTTTGTATACAGGTGCATTTAAAATACCTCTCGCTACAGTTATTGGTGCTGTAGCTGCGCCAGCAACACCTTCTAAAACTATATCAGCCGCCTCCATCTCTTGTCCAACTACGCCCCTTGCTATGGCTTCTCCAGCAGAACCTCCCAGCATTTCCACTGCTCCACCTGTCGCTGCCCCTATTGCTTTGCTGGCTGCTTTTCTGGCAACAGTCGTTGTTAATTTGCCAGCTAAACCACCTGTTAGTGCGTCAATAGCACCTATAGTAGCTCCTCTTGCAAGTGACTTGTTTCGTATTCTCTTTACAGCTTCTGGGTCTTGGAGTGTTTGTCTAATACCATCTTTGTCAAAGGTCAATCCTTTGTCTTGTATCTCTTCTTTTAAAAATTCAGTATATGATAATCCTGTCTCTAGTGCGGTTGTCATTCCTCCTATAGCTCCAGATACAGCTCCAGTTGCTGCCGTTACACCTGCTCCAGGGCCAAGAGCAGCTCCTGCTAAAGCACCTGTTCCAGCACCTGTTAAAGCACCAACCCCTGCTCCTGCGGCTACCGCTGGGTTAAGCATTGCAAAAATTGATGATGTAAATACTTGGGGTATTACGCTTGGATTTTGACCCAATCCAAGAACAACTCCAAGAACACCTCCACCATTTTCTTCGTAAATTTTATTGAACTCAGTCATCTCATCAGACTGAGGCATAGAGTCCATTGTTTTTACAGACTCAATATATGCTTGTAAATTTTCATCAGAAATATCTTCTGACTGACCAAATATTTTTAAGGCATCATCAATGGTATCTGCTTGTGAAGCTCCTTGTACAGCAGCCCTATATATGTCACCCATATAGTCGGTAACAGTATTTTTACCAAAAGCTCTTTCAATAGCCGTTGGGGCTTCTGAGCTTTCAATCACTTCTACCTTTGGCTGCTCATCAACCTGAGTTGGTTGCACCGATAAACCAGCCTCTGAAGGTAAAACCGAATCGTCTTTTTTTTTTAATTTTCCTTCTGATACCAACGAATCAAAACGCTCGCCATATTTAGAACGCAAAACACCCTCATCCAATACACTTCCATTTGGAGTGACGTATTGAGATGCTGATATTTCTTCGCTCACTTGCAGTGTTAGCGTTCCATTAGATACCAATTCATCAAATCTGCCCCCATATTTAGAGCGTAAAACTGATTCTTCTACTAAACTTCCGTTAGGAGTTAAATACTTGTCCATATATTTTTTTTATATTGGTATACCAAATTCATCTACTTGAGGCCCTGATTGTGTTTGAGCTCCAGGGCTTGATTGCGTTCCGCCTTGAGTATTATATATTCTTACTCTTTCATTTATAATGTTCTGAACATCTGATGATAATTTTGTGTTGTCTCCTTTGTACTTTATGTCATACAGCTGACCATCAATAGTCACCTTTATTGAGTCTCCAGTACCCAAACCTGGCTCATCCATAACCTCAACACTAACATCTGTAGTTATATCTAATAAAGAATTTTTAATAGCATCGTTAACTAATTGCCCTGCATCCTCTGCGTTTTCACTTAACTCATTAAATTTCTGTTGTATAGTCCCTGACTTTTTATCGTTAGGATTAATAAGTGCTTGAGTAAACACAACTTCAGGCTTCTGAGTAAATCCTAAGCCTCTTGACGCTATTGACAATCTTTCAGGCACAGGAGAGAATCCACCTTCAGTTTTTTGAAAATTACTATAAGCAGAGCCGAATGAGCCCATCCCTGGCGTTAAGTATCTTGATAATTCTTGACCAATAGTTCTTGAGTCTCTATCTCTTATGCTTATTTCTTCTACTCTTCTGCCTTTTGGCTCTTCAAAGTAAATAGATATTTTATCAGCACCTCTATCAACTTTCACTATCTTAGAGTTTATCCCTTTATCCTCGTTTAGCCTGTTGACATCTTCAATCCTATCAGCTACAGCTGCTTCAAATTGAGCAGGGTTTCCTGATATAATTGTATCTATATCTTTCATATAGCCTATCTGCAATTCTTTACCCACTCTCTCTCCATCACTTTGTCTTTCAGGAGCAAACTCAGCTCTTGCTGATTCCTGCTCATCTATCATGGCGTCAAACTGCTTACTTAAAGCGTCTTTAGCTACCGCCTCTTGCTTTGGAGTTAGCTTTGGAACTAATCTACCAGAAGATGGGTTAGCAGGGTCTGCAACCAAAAGTATTTTACTTGGGTCTTTCTCATCAGGGTTTCTTGTAAAACCATAAGCATCTCCAGACGGAGACAGTTTAACATAGTCAGTAAGTATACTACCTACATTTACTGAGTCAGTCATTAAGGAGTCAAGATATGTATTTTTAACCTTGTCATAATCAGCTAGGTTCTTTGGGCTCTCAAATGTCTTTACACCATTTCGCATTACAACCTCAGTCTTTTTGCCAAGAGCATCAACACCTGTCTTTAAATTACCAATAACATCATACTTATTAATCTTAGTATTTAATTGGTTTCTTAGAGACATTACGCTTGCAAAGTCATTAGGGTCTTTGCTTAGTCTCATAACGCCATCTTTTCCTTTAACTTTTTTACCAACACTAACTGTAAAATCAGTTGGGTTAATATAAAGCTCTGAGTTGCTAAAATTACCAAAGCCCTCAATCTGCTCCATCAAGTATTGCTCTTGAGCAGCTGATACGCCTTCAGACAATCTTTTCATTTTCTCCTCAGCCTTTGCATTGTATTCCTTTACAAGACTAAAAGCCTCTGACGTACCGTCTGTTATGTTTTGACGCATAACATTGTAGTCTCTTAGCTTTAGCTGTCCTGACTTTAAAAGTCTGTCCTGCATAAGCCTTGCTTGCTGAGCGTTATTTGCATAAGTCAAGGCCCAAGAGTTTACACCTTGATGCTGACCTTGTGGTGCATCTGATAATGTTTTACCAAACTCCCTTGACGCATCATCAATAGCCTGCTTCTTGTCCTCTCTTAGCTTTGCTTCATCTTGAAGCATGTCGGACATACTCTTTCCAATAGCAGCCCAATTTATTTCGTTTTCTACATTACGCTCTGCGTAACCGTAATATGATGCCATATATTAAAAGTTTGATTGTCGTTCAGCCAGCTCTCTATCTGAAAGCCTTACACCTCCGAATGGTTGGTTTAGTTGAAATTGAGCCAGTAATTGTGGGTCGAAGAATCCATCAGCATAAGTACCTAAATTAGGTGTCATACCTCCTCCAAATGCTTGAGAAGCTCCAGCGTTTGCAGCACCTCTAATTTGCTCAGGACTTCCTTTAAATTTCTCAGCAGCTCTTACTGATGCGTTCTTAGAATACAATGGAACAAAGTCAAGTCCTTGCTGAACAAAAGACTGAACGCCTTGCATTGCTTGTTGCTGTGCTGCTTGCCTTGCTTCTTGTGCATCTCTTGCCGCTAACTGAGCTCCTTGTGCCTCTCCTAAGTCGAGTGACGCTAAGTTTTGAGCTATCCTTGCATCCTCTGCTGCTGCTGCTCTTTCAAGTCCCGCCATCTCTTGACCCATAGCTGAAGCTATTTGTCTCTGTCCTTGTTGCTGTGCTGCTTGAACTCTACCTGCTGTAGCTGCTGCCCCTCTTACATCACCTTCAACACCAGCCTGTAGTGCTTGTGCTCCTGACATTAATAGGGCTTCTCTCTCAAGCTCGTAAGGTTCTTTCTGAATAGATAGTCCCTCAAGATAGTTTACGTCTAATCTTTTTCTTGCATCAGCCATGGCTTTGTCAGCTTCTTCCTCCGCTTTAGCTTGAAGTTTTTTCTGCTTAGACGCCTGAGCAAATGATTTTCCAGTTGTAGCTGCTGTTGTAGCTAACCCGATACCAGCTGCTATAGTTGTAAATGCCGCCATATTATAATACTTTTATCATTTCTTGGTTATAATTATCAGCCTTTATATATCCAACATCTTGATACGTCTCTATAAGGCTTTTATTTTTTATCAGAGCATAAACGTATTTAGCTCCTGAATTTTTACATACAGTAGTAAGTGAGTCAATTAAAAATGTAATTGCTTCTTTCCTATTGTCTCTATCCTTGTATTCTACATTTGATATAATCCAATCAACCCAGCATACTTTTGAGTTGGTTATGTATACAAACCCAGCACATACAGGTGTGTCTCCATCATAAACAATTAAACCACCATTACCATTGTGAGGAAGAAAATCTTTTTCAGGAGCAGTCCATCTCCATTGCTTCCACCATTTGACTAAAATTTCCTCATAATCTCCATCATGAAGGGGTCTAATTTTAAATTCCATATTGTAGCAAAGATACTAAATTTAAGGATTACTTTTCATTACATCAGACTCAACAGCAAAAAGCTCAGTAGCAGATGTATCGTCATTTGTTATAACAAATTTGCAATAGTGACCAAGTATACCATTTGATTCACCGACCTGATTTTTAACAAACATTATATAAGACTCATTAGGCACAGGTGTTACTGCTCCAGATATGCTTGCGTCAAGAACTATGTTGTTGATACCATTAGGCAAGTCAACATTTATGCTTGTTACTACCCCTGCTAATTGTGGTGTATCATAAGGAGGTGTTGAGAAGTAAGCCACATCACCCACACTTAATATACTGCCTATGCTTGTTGTTAAAGCAAAGTTTATAGTAGGTGCTGATGTCGTTCCGCTCACACTGCTATTTCTGCCAATACCATTTACGGAGCGAAGTGAGTACTCGCCTTGTGATGCTGGAGTAGTTCCTGAGCTTCTTACATAAGCAAACCACGCACCTTCTTTTTTTACAAACCAAGGAGCCTCTATATATCCAGTAGTCTGTATGTCAGTCTCCATTGTTACATCCCAAGCACTATCAGACTCTAAGTTTATCGTCTTAAATAGCTTGTTCTGTAATGGTGAGTCATTAAATACGCTTGTGACTTGCGAGCTAAATTGCTCTCCATAGAAGTTGTTTCTTGTCTCGTTGGTATTGTGTCTGTATAGGTTTCCTCCCTTAAAAGAGTATAGGTAATTATTCATTCCTATCATCCAGTCAGGATAAAAAGAATAAAACGAAGGCCAACCTTGTGCTGATTCGCTATAACTTAGTGTGTAATTTGGCATAGTATCTTTTTTACAAAATTACGAATTTAATCTTAATAGGTTAATCCTTGTATTTGAGGTTGAGGTGACTTGTGTTCAAGTCCAATGGTGTTATGTATAAGCACCTTCTTCTCATCCTTTATTGATAGCGGAAATAAAAACTGGTCTTGTGCGTGATTGTACCTTTCAATAGCAGCGTTCATCTTTGCTGTTATTCTTTCAAAGTCACTATGTTGCGTGTTATACATTATAAGACCGCCATAAAATAGCTCTGCCTCACCGCACTCGTTTACGTTCCTTCTTATCTCACTTATCGTTGATACATACCTGTCGTAAGCCATTGAGTCATAGAACTCCCTGTAAACAGTCTTAGGATTCTTAAATGATAAGAATGGTTCGTCGCCAATGGTGTCAATTAAAGGTTGTATATGCTTGTTCTCAATAATGTATTTGTGGTCTACATATATGACATGCTTTGTTCGAGGCTTAAAAGCCTTTAGTGTTTTGACATATTTTGACTGCCGAGTAGCTTTATATAGGTCATTCGTATGAGGGTAGTCCAAATAGACAACTTTCCACCCCATATCTTTGCAGTGATTTTTAAATGACTCGTCTCTTAATGTAGTGACTACATAAGCCTCTGATATATCTGTTTTGTGAACTTTATTAAAGTTACCTGTAACGCAAGTTACAACTGAGACAGCCATTCTTTTGCTTGGTTATAAAATAAATTGTCAGGGAATTTAGATATATCAACACTAGGTATTTTATGCTTGTCGAACAATGGGTCGCAACTATAATGAGCTATATAGTGGTTATTATTTAGCTCATTTACATTTGGATAATAGCAATTACCTCCGCTAATCATTTTTATTCTATGGTTATGACAAGCTATATTTAAGCCATACATCGCACACCACCATGAGTTACTTCCACCTTTGTGCTTCTCAGTGACAAGTATTGAGTACCTAATAACATCATCTATTAACTTCTTTATAGTCTTAACCCTGCCTATGACATTAAAACCTCCGTTCATGTAAGCGTTTGAGTCGTGCCATAGATACTCAGCTACAACCCCTCTATTCTTTGAGTCGGTTCTTGATATGTGCATGTGCCATTCCTCATAAGTTGAATCGGCTATCACTAAATCGTAAGGTATGGAATCGTATCTTTCTGGGTACGGTTTCATATGCACAAGGTCTGAGTCAATTATTTCAACCACCTCATCATCAGGTAAATCCTCAATAACTTGCTTAGCTGCTGTAAATACATTTATAGGAATATACCACTGCTCCTTACCATCAATGTAGTCATACACTGACTTCACCATTTTATACGGCAAGTTTATATCCCAGTCGACATCATCGACAGGAGTCTCACCGCTATGATTATACCTCACTATAGCCATTATAGCTTTATCTGAGGCACTTTCTTCGTAAACCTTATTATGTTGATGTTGGAAAAAAGATATTTGCTTACGGAAGCTCTCTATGGGTACTGCACAAGGTATACTTATCATACTAACTTATAATGAACAAAAAAGTTTCTAAAAAATTCACCGCCAAATGGCTCTTGTCTTCCGTGCTCACAAATAGCTGACTCGTATAATATCATATCGCCAGGCTCTGCATACACTTTATGCCAATTACCATCGTGGTCTTGTATGTCTAAAGGCCAGTCATCTGCAAACTCTTTATGTTTGCAACCACATCTAAGGTCTTTATCGACTATAATGATTGAAGATATATGGTGTGTCTCAACTCTATCTACATGGTTTATTAGCGTTGCCCCTTTTGTATACGACCTAATGCCATAAATAAAACTTGGCTCTATAGAAACGCCACAGAACTCCTCGTGTACAGGCTGCAACTCTTTGTGTATAGCTGCTCTTATGCTTGGCAAATGCTCAAATGAAAGTATATCGCTACCTCCCCCTATAATTACACTTTCTTTGCCTTGAAACACCTCTTCTGTTTTTTTGTCTTTGAGAATATTATAAGCGTCCTGTATTAAACCCCAAGCCGTTTCTGGGCATTTAACAACCTTAAAACCTTTCTCAGTTAGCTTTGGTATCTGGTCTTTATGCGTGTATACTTTTTTCATATTTTTATACTTATATGTATCTTCTGCATTGTTCCATTCGTTTTCTCGCCACCATGAGGTAATGATGTATTTTTTTCCTTTTACTACGGACTGACCTTCGTGCAAAGTTTCTGATATGCCCACTCCATCTTTTGTGTTTCTCCATATAACAGCCTTACCTTTCTTTGGTTTTACCGATGTTTCAAGCTGAGGGAAATTAGTTTCCCCTCCTTCAAAATCATCATTGAGATAAATCATAAATGTAAAAGTTCTGTTTCCTGAGCTTAGACAGTGTTTGTCATAAGCACTACCGCTAAAGAAATCATTGTGCGGTTTAAAGAACTGACCAGGCTCGTATAATTGGCCTTGTAATGCCTCACCTTTCTCGATAGGCTCATCTAAGTGAGCAGCTATTTTATTATGCACCCTACTTACAAGCTCGTTGCTCGGCTCAAGGTTGCTAGTGCTTGACGTTCTTGTCTCTGACACTTTGCTTATATCAGTGCCACCCTCAACTACTGAGGAGCGAGTATGATTGGCGTCAATCATTGATACCAATAAGTCACAATCCTCGTGGCTTAAAAAGTCTTCGATTTGAATTATCATTTTTTTTATAAAGATATTAATTTATATTGTACAAGACTTTATTTGACTCTATCTTTTTCTTGGTATATTCATTTGGCTTGTTATTGTAAAAGGACTGATGCAAATCTATATCTCCCTTTGGTGTTATAACATTAACACCTCTTATAAGGCTATGCTCAATATCTTCATTTATTACAAAACAATCTACTATCCAGTTGTCGACTTTCATTATGAATTGGTCTATAATTGGTAAAGGAAAAGAAGTCCCTTCGCTTAAAGGTAAATACTCTCCTAATAGTTTAATGCTTTCTACCGAGCCTATTGGTATACAAATGTCTATCCATTTTTTATCGTACCCTTCAGAATAGCCGTTTAGCCATTTTGCAACACCTCCGACTATTATTGCTGAGCCAGAGGTTGTGTCGTTAATTTGTTTTAATATACTATCCATAAACTATAATTTTAACAAGTTGCTTTTGCTAATACAATTCCTGCTGATGATAGTTGCACTGCATATATTGCTGCAAAATCACTTGTAGTTCCTACCCCATACCATTTAAAGTCGCCATCAAAACCACTGCTTGCAGATGAATTGTCATACCATACTTGCCCTACCTCTATTGCGTCTACTATATCGTCATTAGTTGAGTATATATTGTCAGCTAAGAACTGGAAGCAACAAGCACCGCTTGTAGTTTCTCCATTTGTTTCACTTGCATGCACTCCATACAAATATGTTGTTGGAGGCGTAGGAGTCGGAGTTGGCACTGGCACTGGAACAGGCGTAGGTGCAACTGGCACAGGTACAGGCACAGGCGTAGGTGCTACAGGTATTGGCACTGGCACTGGAACTGGTATCGGCGTTGGTATAGGTACAGGGACTGGTACAGGGACAGGGACTGGTACAGGGCTTGGAGGTGTCCCCTGACAAGCAGTACAGCTTCCATATACACCTATAGCTGATTCAGTAGGCGATGACGTACTTGGGAATCCTATTAAGAAACACCCTGATGGAGTTTCAACAACTGTACTCCCAGGAGTATATCCAGCATTATAAGCTACCCTTGGGCCTAATCCACCACCCGAACAATTAGTGGTTTCCCAAGAATTGTAAGTTGGACTCGGAACAGGGGTCGGTGCTACAGGCACTGGAGTTGGAACTGTACAATCCACTACTTGCTGTACTGTTCCTGTATTTGAAAGTAAGATTGCGTATATTGAATCAAGGTCTGATGTCGTTCCTACGCCATACCATTCAAAGTCTCCATTGAATCCACTTCCGAATCCTGATGAGTCATACCATACTTCTCCTACTTGTACTGCATTTGCAAGCGTACTGTTAGTTGAGAATACAGTAACTCCTAATATATTGCCACAAGCCTCTCCAGACGTTGCCCATCCATTTGTTTCATCTTCGTCAAATCTATATTCGTATGTAGTTGGTGGACTAGGCACTGGCACTGGCACTGGCACTGGCACTGGAACGGGAGTAGGTGCTGAAGGGACTGGGACTGGTGTCGGAATCGGAGTCGGCACGGGAACAGGCACGGGCACGGGCACGGGAACGGGAACAGGAACGGGAGTAGGTGCTGAAGGCACTGGAACAGGCGTAGGAGTCGGAGTCGGCACTGGAACTGGCACTGGCACTGGAGTTGGTACGGGGCTTGGAGATGGAACTGGTACAGGCACAGGTACGGGCACTGGAACTGGTACAGGTGTAGGACTTGGAGTACAGTTTGGACACAATTCTTCAGGCAAAAGAATACCTGATGATTGCTCTCTAACTACAGTTCCATTTGAATAAAATCCATCAGCAGCTAAAGTTGTTAGGTTAGCATCTGAATATACAGCAGTTGCATTTGTAAAACTACCTGTATCAAAATAATATGTTCCTTGTGTCGCCATTATAAATATTCACAATTAGTATTCTCAGTACAAGAACCTCCGTTCTCAAGCTCAATAACTCCAGATATAGTCACTATTGTATTAGTGCTTGAATCCCAAGTCGATGGCGATAATGTGCTACATACGCCATAAACAACTCCCTCATCCCCTCCGTATGTGTATGGAGTTCCAAGTAAGTTATTAAATAAAGAGTCAGTCACACTTCCTCCTGGTGGCTTGTATCTTAAACCGTATCTTGAGCCATCAACACCATTTTCAACAAACACAAATCTACAAGTACCTACTACGGTTGGACTTGGTACTGGAACTGGCACAGGTACTGAGCAATCACAGCAAGCATCAAAAGTTGATACATCTGAGTAGCAAAGTGTTGCAGCAGTTGATTCTCTGTAATCCCAAACCAAATACAAGTACTGGCCACTTACAGGCATTGTAAAGTTAGCTGAATATGTAGTTCCGTCTGCAACTATAGGCGTGGCCTCAGCAGAAGCTGAAAGAAGTGACGCCATGTCACTTGAGTTATTCTCGTATAATGTGTTGGTTCTAATGTACTTTAATTTATTTTTATCTGTATTAAATACAAAATCATCAAAGTCAATCTTATTAGAGTATATAGTAACAGTTGCCCCATCATTTGGTATAATACCTGCTCCTTGTGGCCCAGTAACTGATGTATACTGAGATACAAGAGGAGACTCATCTCCTGATGCAAATGTAACTAAGTTTGAATGTAAAGGCGAGTTAAAAGTTCCTTCCTTCCATCTATACTCGTTGTGTATATATTTACCAGCATTGTTGTCGCTTGTAATACAAACATTGAATATTGTAATCTCATCTGCTTGTGGACATCCAACAGTAACTTGAACGGTATCGTCTTGAGTGTTTGTTGTTGACACTGTTATCTGTGCCTCAGTTGCACTTACTGAATTTTTAGGGAATGTAAGTGTTCCACTTGTAAAAACTTCTCCAGTGGTATACACATTGCCATTGTAAGTAACTGATATTGTATATCCAGTTCCTGTCTGTGCCACCTCAGTAACAACATCTTCTCCAGACTCTGTTTGTATGTCATCCGCAGAAAGTTCAGTAACAATATTGTCAAGACCTTCAAATGGTATCACATAGTCAACATCAACATCTCCAACGACCTCTGATAAATCAACACAATAAGTAAAGTCTTTGCTGCTGTTTAAAGTAATGTTCTTGCTTATACCGCAGTTTATGCACTCGTCAATAACAGGAATTAAATTCTCGTTAGAAGATAATACATATTCATTCATATAAGGGTCAAACGCACCTAGCTTTTGTGTTTTAAAAGATTCTATAAAAGTATCTCTAAACCAAGAACGCATACCTTCTTGAGATATAACAGTAAGCTCATCGCTTTTGTAAGACGCTCCTCTCAACCTAAGTACAGCCCCTCTCTTAGCGTCTGTAAAAAACTTGTCATAGCCCCATGATGAGAAACTCTCAGGATTTGAGCTAATACCAAAGTTCTCAAGTCTTGCTATCTGAGTTCCTAAAACCTCTGGAACTGACGTCACAGCAGAACCTCCTGTCGAGTCTGTAAGTAAATTCTTACCAGCAAGCACATATGATATTTTATCTTCTTGCAAAGTAAGTATGTCAGTCTCTCTTGCGAATAACATTTCTATAGGCCCAAATATATCCTCTAGTGGCTTAAAGTTTAATAGGCCAAGGTTGAACTCGTTTAATTTGTTTACGTTGCTCTCATCGTTGTAAACACCGCTATATGTCAAGTCAGCAAATCTATCAGCTTCTTTGTACTCAATGTTTGATGTAGAGAATATTCTATTACCTAAGTTAAAGTACTTTCCTGATATACTATCTCGTATCTTGTAGCTTTCAGCTCCATTGCCAAAGGCAAAACAGTTGAAGAACTCAGTATTTACAATAGCTGGCTTATTTAGAGTAAAGTCTTGGTTTTGAACATTACCACCATGCTCGCCTGTTGGTGTTATTGGGAATGATAAATTATTCTCATACCAAACATCTGGCAAAGCATCTGCTGGCTCTGACTCAAACACTAATGTTCTGTCGGCTCTATATACCGTAAACTCAGCTTGAACAGTAGAGCGTCTTTTTGAGTTTTGACCAATCCCACTGCATCTTCTTGTCCCTGTTACTAATAAAAATAACTGATTGGTAGTGGTGTTTCTATAAAATCTATAATAGTTAGTAGCACCCGCTACACTTATGATTGAATTTCCTGGAGCAGCTAAACTATTTGGTGGATTTGATGTTCCAGTTGCTAATGTTTGGTCATAAGAATTGCTTATGCCTTCATCGTTAGCCCCTACATTTTGTATTCCATCATCTAAAATATTTGATATATTATCTCCATTAAACCAATCAAACATATTGTCGTAGTCCTCAGAAGAGCTAAGCGTAATTTCGCCTAATGTATATATCCTTCTTTCACAACTATTATTACCATCCCCTGTTCCTAGTCTTTGTTGTTTTATTTTCATTACAATCCTACTTCCCGAAGGAACTGTGTAGTCAATATAATTACCAGGGTTAGAAGGGTCTTCTATATTCATTGGGTAAGCTAATATTGGAAACTTATCCTTTGCATTTTCATCTCTCGTTTTTTGACCTAAAGCAATAACTGAGTTCTCTTCTTGTATTACCGTGAAGTTGCTTGGGTTTATTTTCATATAAACACCAGCGGGTATAGGCAATAGAACAGGAGTATCAGGAGCTGGGTCAGGCTGTATCTCTGATGGTATCTCTAAGAAGTTGGCCGCTTGCGACTCTTTCTCAAGCACAGTTGCGTACACGCAGTTTTGCATTTCGCCAACAGAGTCTCTTTTAACTACAAGTCTATCTCCTTGCTCTATCTTAGCAGCGTTCTCACCTTCTAATAAAAAGTAAGCAGCGTTACTTGTTGGGTCTTCAAAGAATATATTGCTATATATTGTGTCGTAAGTATCTTCATCGGGCTTAATAACAAACTTATATCTTGAGGCCCACGATGGTGCTACTTGAGTAGTTGGTATTGATACCTGTATTGAGTTTTTGTTTGAAGAGTTTGAGCAGGGTATCTTAATGGTATTGTCTGGACTAACGAGTGCTGTTGAAGCTCTGTTAAACTCATCCATATACACAATACCTATCTCATACCCTCTGTTACTATGTAAACTTCTTGTGTTAGATACTTTTTGATAATATCCTTCTGCAAATACAACTGAGTAGTACTCATACACATCTTGAGTCGGAGTAGTTACATTATCCACATATCTCATGGCTTGAAACTGTAAACCTATTCTTGTACTCGCTGGATTAGTTATAACTTGTATTGGCTCGCCATCATCATATATACCACTTGCTAATTTAGTAAGTGAATCTAAGTTGTTTGGCAGTAAGCAGTTTACTTGGTCTGTAAGTGTAGTTCCATTACAAGCATCAGCTACAGTCTGTATGTTTGATGCGTTACCAATCTTCTCAATAAAATCACTATCAGTTGCAAGCTCGTATACTGAGTCATAATCAGAAAGAAGAACATAATTAAACGATACCTCTATATCTACAGTAGTCTCATCAGGAAAAGGCGTGTCTCCAGCAAAGTCAATATGGGATAGCCTTACGTCAAAAGTAATTGAAGACCCTTGAACAAGCTCTACACCATCCAAGTCAAAAAACACTATGGCATTTTGAACATACTTACCTATTCCTCCAATATTATAAGCACCTCCCTCAGTAGTATCAGGCAAGTCAGTCTCTCCTATAACCTCAGAAATAAGAGAAGTCTTGTACTCAAATCTTGTCTTATTACCGTTAGCGTCAACCATATTGTTGCCGTCAACATAATTTCCGTACACAAGCCTATTGGCCATTACCGTTTGAGCCTTCGCTAATTTAGGTACATTGTCATATAACCTTAATATCTCGCTGTCAGGAAGTACTGTGAATATCTTACTGTTCGTGAAAGTATATGTATAGTCAGTATTGTCTGAGTAGCCAAGCTCTGATTTGTTTAGTTTTTGTATTACTTTAATCGTAGGGGTCTGAGCTTCTTTAAATAAAAGGTCGATACCAACCACAAGAGGGCCTCCTGAGTTGAATGTTATTATGCTGCTATTCGTAGAATTTTGCATACCCTCATTGAGGTAGCTATTGTAACTAAAGTTAAAAGGCTTTGGCACAAAAGAAGGCTCACTAAATTGAGACGTGGCGGAATATCCGCCATCTTCATATCTGTATCTATATGCAAAGCAAATAAACCTATCTTCTAAAAATGTATCTTGGTCTCCTGTCTTTATTGGCTGTATCGTAGGAGCTTCTATAGGTGGTCTTTTTATAACCATTATAGATTCGTCACTAAACTGGTCTATATTTGTGACAGGATTAGGGTAGTTTCTTTTTATATTTATAAACCTTGGCGGGTTTAAATCGTCAGTAAAAAACAACAAGTCATCAATAATGTTAATTCCTGTTATTAGATATTGACTGTCAAAATTAAGAGTAGTCGTAACTCCATCGCCACTGTCTATACTTACAATATGATACGTTAGATTCTGAGTATTCGTATTGTACGACACAACCATATCTAATTTACCAGTATCTCCTAAAGAAAAATTACTATCGTGTATAAACCAATATATAGTTTCTCTTGAGCCATCCTCAATAGCTCCTATACATCTTGCACTTGAACTTAACGCTGTTCCATCTATGTATTGAAGAGATGTGACCTTTGTGTTACCTTTTGAGTTTTCTACAGAGCCAATCTCAGACTGCTCAGTAGAGCCAAGCCTCACGTTTAAAGCATCAATATACTCTCCGTTTGGTACAAGCCTTTCGTCAAGGCTCTTATTCATTCGCCCTGCTATAAAATTTCTTTGGATATTAGCCATATTACTTAATCCACTTGTTTTGTCCTCTTAGATTCATTAATAATCTTCCAGGGTGAATATTACTCATTCTTATTCTTGCGTTCCTTAGAAGGGCTGATTTGTCTTTTCTAGCCCTATTCACTATGTACTCTTGAACATTAAATTTGCTATTCAGTATAGAGAACTTAATGTAAGCGTAAATATACTCTTCAAACATTTTGTTTACGCTGATAAGAGAATCATCTCCATTCTCCATACCATCTGATATGTACTCTAAGATACAGGTTTCATTTGCCATAGTTGAGTCAAAGTTTATAACACCTGACTTCTTGTCTATTCTAAAGGTAGGATTAAAGTTCGCAGTCTCAGTATTTAAACCAAATGCTCCTCCGATGCTGTACTCTCTGTAACCTCTATAATCGTTTTCATCGTAGTTGTCCTCGTCCTGTACTCCGTTTGACTTGTTGAGGTATATACTTCTTTGCTGTCCTGACTTCCTCTGCTCGTCTAAGAGTGACTCTTTTGTTATAACATTACCATTACCATCAAAAGTTAGAGAACCATCGCTAGATTGGATGTATGCCTTTGCTGTGTTTAGCTGTATGTTCTCAGTAAGTGGTCTGATTAAACCATCCTTATACAGAGATATTCTCACCCAGTTCACATAGTCTGAAGGCAATATGAATTTCAAGTTCTCAGTAACTGTAAGCTCAAGTGCTTTTATCTCCTTGAACGCATCATAGTTTAGCTCTTGAATACCTCTCTTTGCATGAAACAGAACTTTGTATCTCTCTTCATTATTTACTAACGAGTGATTGCCTGAGTACATCAGCATAAAATTGTTCACTATGTCATTCAAACTAACATACTGATATGACCCCCAATTAGCGTCATCTGGAGATGCACCTCCATTCTCATAATATTGGTATTGTGATATATATGCCATAGCTTATAGTTGTTCTTGTTGGTTTTGAGATTGCTCTTCTATCTTACTAAAATTGTAAACCTCAGAGTCTCTAACTGATATACCTGAGTATTGTAATATTTTAGCTACTAACTTTGGCTCATCCTCAATAGGCAACTCAAAGTCTTGATAGTCTGATTGTGTTTGGTCAAATATAGGCTCACCACCTGATATGCTTATGTAAGTCCACTTGGGGTCTTTAGGGTATCTTATATACTGAGCAGAGACATCTGACGTACCATTAAAAGTGGATGGGTATATTGTTATACTATTACCCTCTTGAGTGTACGATGGAAACATTACAGTTGGCTTAGTTAAAAGCGAATTGTTAAGCATAGTAATTTTACTATGAGAAACCTTCTCAGCCTCTCCCTTGAATATACCACCTGTTGAACATAGCACCTTATTTAAAAGATAGTAGTCATTGCCTGTTGTTGTTTGAGATGGTAGAAAATATGTATTTAACGAATCTCTAGTTAGGTTGCTCGTTACTGAAAATGTATCTATTACTTCCTCTATTGTTTTTGTTATATCTGCATACTCAGTTCCTGAAACTCTTGAGTTCTCTTTATTGATTTGATTATTGTATCTACCTAAATACGAATCAAAGATGTCTAACTGAGCTTGCTTTGCAAATAAGTTAAAATCAGAAGGAGGTATATATCCGTAATTATTTTTATTCAATACAGCTAAAACTGTATTTCTAACAGAGTTTATCATCTGAAACTTTTTTTACAAAGATAACAAAAAAAAAGAGGTGTCGTTTTTTTAACAACACCCCTTTCTGTAGTAATATATAAGCCTTAGTTTACTGCTCCATTAGGTTTTCTAATAGCATTAAAACTTCAACACCTTCCTCTGTTTGGAAGTGTGATACCACCATTGCTTTTCCATCTTCTCCAAATGGTACATTCAATAGCTTGCTCTTGCTTGATGGTGTATTAAGCCATACCTCTCTACTTTTGTTTCTGAAAGTTAGTAGCTTCTCATCAAAGAACATCTGTACTTTTGATTGTAGTTTTAACATTGGGTCATTAACCATATTCAAGAAAGACTGTGGTTCTCTTTTAGCGAACACAAGCACCTCTCTTCTAATCTCAGCAGAACTAATCTTGCTGATGTCTCTATTTAAAAGAACTCTACCTAAAGATTGTATTTGCTCTACTCCAAGCTGACGAGCTTCTATCAAGGCGTCTGCCTCTAAGTTCATCTTGTCAACAATAGCTTGAGCATCTTTCTCCTCATCCATCTCAACAAATTTAATACCGTTAAGTGGGTGTAGATATAAAAACTCTTGTAATACAGGGTTTGTTCTTGGTACTCTTAAAAAGCCATCTTCAAAAATGATAGGCTCAATAATTGCGTTTCCATCTTGCTCGTCTTCAAAGACACTTTTTTGGTTTCGTGCATAACGCAAAGAGCGGTTAGTTCCGTTCTTTTCATCAAACCATAATAGAGGGAATCGCTTTGAATTTCTTGTTGGAAGCATAAAAGAAAGTGGGGCTGCTTCTCTTGTAAGTTTGTAGGTCTTGTCTACGAATTTTTTTTGTATTGCCATTTTTATATAATTTTAATTTGATTTAATAAATAAAAATTACCCCCACCGTTACAGTGAGGGTAATAGTTTTAATAATACTACTCTTGGAATAAGAAGAAGTTGTTTGCACCTAAAGTACATACAGCTCTTTCTGACAAGAATTGTACTTCCATAGCATCTAAGTCAGATGTTTGAGCACCTCCAGCAGAACCTGTAATCCAAGTTTTGTATCGTCTGTCTTCAGTCTCTGAAGCTCTATAACGTACATGCAAGAATGGTCTCTTAGCGTTTTTACCTAACACTTGGTCGTAAACAGTAGTAGAACCAGCAGGTACTAAAAGTCCATTTACTTTACCAGAAGAAGCTCCAGACGCAAGTCCACCTCTCATTGTTGGGTCGTTTAAGTATTTCCAATCAGACTTGTAGAAATCATAACCTCTACGGAATCCAGAGAAACCTAAGTTTAACGCCATATCAACGTCATTGTCAAATAAACCAAAGGAAGCAGCGTTTGCAGCTGATGTTCCATTGAATCCATTTAATGAAGCTAACATATCATCGATATCAAATCCAAAGTCTCTGTTGTTGAAAATAACATTCTCTTCAATAGCACCTTGCTTATCTAATCTTGAAACAACGCTGTCAAAGTCAGCAAGGGTAGTTGGGTTTCCACCGCCCCATACATTTCCTCTGTTCTCTACAACGTAGAAGATACCTTCAGAACCTTTGTCACCAACCTCAGTGTTGGCAGTTTGAGTTGCAGCTCCTGAGTTTGCCTCAGCAGGTACAGCTTCAATCATAGAAGTCTCTAGGTAATCATCGAAACGTAATCTTGTTTCGTGCTCAGACTTTAAGTACCATAAGAATCCAGGGCCATTGTCAGTCTCTACTTCAATCCATCCAATTTGTGCCATGTCAGACCCACTCACAGAGTATTTGTCTTTGATGATGATTGGAGAATTTTCGAAAATTAACGGGTCAGACTCTAAAGAACCTTTCATTCCAGTAGTTCCTTTCTTGAACTCAGAACCATAAATGAATACAGTTAAAGTGGTGTCACCAAATACTTGTCCACCAGCCTCGTAGTAAGCTACGTCAAAAGTTCCGTTTGCAGTGTCTACAGCAGTAACGATACCTTTGTTGAATCCAGTTCCGTTATTAGCAGAAATGAAAACAGTTTGTCCTTCACGAACAGCAATCGCTCCTGAACCAGGGACTAAAGTGTCTCCTACAGTAATTGTAGCTGTGTCATCAGCAGCAGAACCGTCAGTAGAACAGTTGGTGTATTTAGTGTGTAATCTTCCTTGCTCAGACCATTTGATTAAGTCAGAGCTAGAAGGCATTTCAGCTCCTACCAAACGAAGGAAAGAAGCAATACTTCTATTACCATAACGCTCAAATTCCTTCTCATAAGTATCAGGAAGATACTGATTCAAGAAATCAAAGTTAGTAATGTAGTTAGTCGATAAGGGAACCTGCTCAGCACTCGGCTGCAATTGGAATCCCGGGGTTGTTAAAACTTGTCCAGCCATAATTTTTTAATGTTTTAGTTTTTTTTACTTTTAATCTTTAAGCCTCTACCGCTATCTGGGTTTACAGCTCTTACGCTAATACCACCTTTTGAAACGACCTCTGGTGCTCTACGCTCTGACATATTAATATTTTTTGTCTTACGCATTACATCATCTGTAGCTTCTGATTTGCCTTGCTCATAAAAGAACTTAGCAAACTTGTCAGGGTTCATAGCAACCGCTAAGGATTTGTGATAACCAACTGCATCCTTCATTAGTCCATCATCGTCAAGATACTTCTGAATAAAATTCATCGGGCTCTCTTGATTCTTTCTTAAATCAGAAACGCTGCCAGGATTAAAAGTAAGTTTTTTGTCGTCTAACGAAAATTCAAAACCTTTGAAATCATCATTAAATACATCGTCAGTTTTCTTAGTGAACCACTGACGCTTTCTCTCAACCTCTTCTTGTTGGGTCTTTGCGGATTCAATATATTGCTTATAAGCCTTGAACTCTTCATTGTCTTCAAGAGATGAAGCATTGCTCCTTGACTCAAGGGGCTGCTTGTAAGTCTCTTTCTGCTCATTAAAGTATTTCTTGGCCTTGGCAACCATTTTCTTCTTTGCTAATCTTGCTTTCTTTATAGTTGACTCGTCATCTAATTCTTCGTCATAACTATACTCTTCCATTAAATCATTAATGTCAGACTCATCTAAGCCTTCTTCTGTAACACTTAGATACTCCTTTAGCAAAGAATCTTGGCTCATAGAATCAAAGTCTTTGTTTAGTTTAACAAAGTCATTAAGTCCACGGCCAGTTTCTTTTTTATATTTATAGTAAGCCGCTACATCTTCTGGCAGCTCTTCAGCTTGTTCTCGTTCTTTAGTTAACTCATCTAAAGACGATACTTGCTTACCATACTTTTTTTCAATATAAGAAAGAACGTCTTTCTCTTCTATTTCTTTTTGCTGTAGCTCTTGCTCTTGCTCTTGCTGCCGCTTTTGCTCATCTTGTTCTTGCAGGCTTTCTTTTTCATCATGTTGCTCTTCATGTTTTTTAAGTAAAGTTTCCTCTACCTCTTGTTGTGATTTTGGCTCAATGCCATCTAATGCTCTTACCTTTAATTCCATTTGATTTAATTTTTACAAAGTTATAAATTATATTGATACGATTTTTCGCCTATCTTGGGTCAAACTCACCCAATGAAAAACCATCTAAGCTATCCTCATTTGACTCAAAATTCTGAGGTGGTAAATTGTTTTTCCTCTGAGTTATAAGTTTTGATTGCTCTGTGTTCTGCTGACTAATCCTTTCTTTCTTAGCCTGCTCACGCTCATCCTCTCTTTTACTCAGAGCCATCTCGCTCATACCTTTTAACTGCAAGTTATAGTCAAACTCTTCTCTCATCAGTTGAGACTTCAATCTAGCTTCATTCTCAGTTTTCGATATCTCAAAAGCAATCTCAGCTTGTTTGACTTTAATCTTAGAGTCAGTCTCGAGTTGTATTTTTTGCATAGCTGTCTGAGCTGCCATCTCTTGAGATTTAAGCTGCTGCTGTGATACCATAGCTTGCTGCTGCATTTGCATCCTTTCGTCTCTCTCTTGCTTAGCAATACGCTTAACTTTGAGTAATTGGTTTGCAAGTTTAAGGTTCTTAATCTCACGAATGTCAATAGCATCCTCAAGGTTAATGTCTCCTTTAGATAAAGCCATTTGTATGTTCTGCTCAAGCATTGCTTTCTGCTCTTCGTCTGGAGATAGCTCTATGAAAATACCAAAGTCATATATATACAAGTCTGATATCTCATTTAAAATACTAACATTGTACTTGCCTATCTTATTTATAAAGTCATCTTTGAAGTCAGCGTACTGCAATATGTCTGCTATCCTGTACGTCAATGCTTCAGCAAGTGTTCTGTATAAATACAAACTACCTTCAAGTATGTGTCTAGTAGCTGTGTTTGAACTCATAGCTGCCATCTTCTGAACACCAACAAGTGCATTTGAGTTTGGAGTCGTTCCGTCTCTTGCCTCGTTTAGTCCTGTAACTGCCCTTATTTGGTCTAAATAAAAATTGTAGTTAGATATTAGCATCTGAACCTTAGAAGCTCCTGAGCTTGATGTAAGCTGCTCTATTGGAAGTCTTGCGTTGTTGTAGTCTCCTTCTTGAGTATAGCTTCTACCAACCACACTACCTGTCTGGAAGTAAAGCCTAAGAGCATCCTCAGCATTATAAGCTGAGCCGTTACCAAGGTCAACCTCGTTTAGTCCATCTGCATTTATAAACACACCATCAGGTGTAACTCTCGAAACAACCTGCTGCAACTTTAAATGCGTTAGCTGTATCTGGTCAACCATTGGTATCATTCTACCTACTAATGACTCAATTACACCTTTGTACATTCTTGGTGCTACTGCTACATAATTAGGTATTGCGTGTTGAGATGATGACTTAGGTCTGACCATATTCTCAGAAAGCTCCCACTTTAATAGAATGTCAGTACCCATAACCATGATACCATCGTACCAAACGTCAATAGTCTTTTCAATTCTTTCAAAGTTTCCTTCTTCCATCATCTCTGCTGGTGGATTGAAGTCTTCGTCTTTCTCTATCATCTTAGAGTTGCCACTTTCTGTAATCTTCTTTTTGTAGACGAACTTTTTAGTTGTCTTATAATTGAAGTACATAAGCGTACAAGTGTCTCTTCTAAAGATATCGTCTTGATAATACTGTGCTACATTATAGTAGTCATACCAACTTTGGCTATATTGAGATATCTCATTTAAGTCTTCTTTTGTAAGAGACTGGTCTATCTTTAATAGCTCTGTAATTGGAACTGTCTTAATCTCACCCCAATAGTAGCAATCCTTAAAGTTCGGGTCTTCAGTATAACTGTACACTACGTTAGCTGGGTCGACATAACTCACCTCTACACCTGAGCCTGGTAGAAACTGATGTTTTGCTACAGCAATACCAAGTGTTGTTAGGTCATAGTCAAGTCTCTTTCTTGTATCTACATAGTGGTTCTCCTCAAATATAGTATCAATAGCCTCCTCCTCAGCTATCTCAATAGCTGGCTTGTAGTTGAGGTTCATGTATAATGATAACTCTTCGTCTGTTGCTGGAAGCTCATCTGGGTTCATTACAAATGGGTCAACCCCTGTCTCACTCTGTATAGTAGACAGAATATCTTTTGCGGCCATTTGGCCCTCTATCATATCTTGATACTTGCTTCTTTTTGACTGAGACATTGCATCTTGTGCATACGCCTTTACTTTAAAAAGCCTGTCAGACATACCGTTTACAACGATGTCAACAAACTTTGGAAGTATCGGTACGGGTGTCCAGTCTAAGTTTAAATACGATAGGTCACCATCAATGGCAAGCCTGCTTTTATACTTAGCTATCGCCTGTTCTCCCCTTGCATACAATCTTAGTTTGTGGAAATTACCCCACTGGTTATAATACCGACATTGCTGTCCATCTTTCTTGAACCATTGGTATTGTATACTTTGTCCTATTTGAAGTCCAAACTCTTTTGTGTTTTTCTCCGCATCAGAAACAAACTGACTGGGGAATCCTTGTGGACTAATATTTATTTTTACTTTATCCATTTATCTTATTAACTCGCTTAGGTTTCCATTGTTAGTGTACCTTGCAAAGTTAAGACTTATTTTTGATTGTTTTTGCTCAGGTAAATATAGGTTTTTTTGGTTTGCCATAATTGCCAACCCTGAGCTGATACTCGCATCAAAGTTAGTTCTGTTTGATATATCAAACTTAGCCCAGTCTTCAAGCGTTCTATTAAACAGCATATCACCTATCTCATCAACTGGTCTAATAGTTCCTTCCATATCAAAGCCTACATGCTTTTCAATGTAAGACTCAATAGCAGCTGCGTGTGATTGCTTTACGTCTTCAGAGGTGTTTGGTATTCCTCCAAGCTCCCTCTCAGTCTTTGATAGTTTGTTGTAGTGCTTATCGGGTCTGTTCATTGAGAAGCCTCTGTAGCCTCTGTTCTTTAAATGATACAATAGCCTTGGCTTGTTGTTCTCTGCAAGTATTGGCATACCATAAAATACAATAGCCATTAGTACCTCTTCAAAGAATATCTCAGCAGTCTGTGGCCTTGCTACATACTGTAAGAAGAACTCATTGCTTGGTGCGTCATCCATATTGAACTTAGTCATTCCGTGTAAAGCTCCGTTAGAACCTCTGCCTCCAACAGTTCCTGATATGTCATAACTATCACAACCAAACGAGCCTATGTGCTCATTGCCTGGGTACTTAATACCGTTCTTTTCTATTACTCTGTTCTGTAAGTTTTTGCCAGGAACCCATGACACTAAGAACCTTCCTCTTTTGTCAGGAGAAAATATTACCTTTGTGTCCTTAATTCCGTTCTCCCAATAAAATGTACCTTGCGTTGTATGCTGGTTCATAATAAGAGAATCATTGTAGTCAATCTGCTGATATATCTTAGTGAGGTTAAAGATTGATGATTTACTCTCATCTCTAAATGCGTGTGACTCAGTTCTTGGAAACTGTCTGTAAAATTCATTCAGTGCATCAGCATCATTTTTTAATGAGTCAACCTCTGCTTCCCAATAGTCAATAGCACCATTCTTTATCATCTCACCATCAACACCTCTTACAGGAACCTCAGGTTTTTTAAGCACAGGCATACCATAAATATCAATGAACCCCTCCATGTTCCATTCCATTGGAATAAAGAGTGAGTACATACCTGACTTAGTCTGACCATTCTGATTTCGCTTTGTAGCGTCTGAGTCTTCGTATAGTTTCTTAAAGTTCTCACCTCCCTTGTTTAATGCGTTTGAGGTTGAGCCCATCATACACTTACCGATAATCTTACTACCTAAACGCAAACAAGTCTTTGTTACACGCCAGTTGTTTAGTATGCTGTTTGGCTTTAATATCTTACCACTCTCATCATGTATTAGTAACTGTAGCTTCTCACCATCATAGGAGTTGTCATCTGTATTCTTCCAGTCAATAGTAGTATTAAGACCTGTCATCTCTTCACTTGCTATGTCGTGCATATTTTTCTTGGTAATCCTTGACGCTGGTATTCTAAAGGCAAGCTCTGTCTTCGGCTTGTCCATACCGTCTTGTATTGGCTTGAAGAAAAACGGTAGTTTGTTTGCTATTGGAACAACCTTGTCGGTAAACATCTTTTTGGCATCTCCCCCTGTCTTTGATAGTATTCCAAGTCTTGAATCTTTTGCAAGTGTACCTATATTAACAGACTCAGTTGAGCCCATAAATGAGAACCCTGAACGTCTTATTTTTAGATACACCATTCCAAAGCATCGTGCATCAGCTTTACAGGCTTCCCATAAAATCCAGAAAATCCTGTTCGCCTCACGGTAGTCAGGATAACCTACGTCAATACTTGACCACTGCAAGTACATATAGTGAGAGCCTGTAATGTAGGTAGGCTCTCCGTTGTTCATAAACCAAAAGCCTTCTTCTCTTTTGTCAAACTCTTCTTCAATGTAATCAACCCACTTATTCTTAAAAGCTGTAGGCATATCGTTCCATTGGAATATGGACTGTATGCGTGAAAGCTCTTTAGGTATGTCTTGTCTCTCCCAGTATTGGTCTTTCTTTGTCTTGCTTCTTGAGTGAGGTTTCTTAGGAGTTTCAGGAAGTGCAATCTTCACGCCTGATATCTCAATAATATCGCCAACCGTTCCAGTCTTTGATATAATTACAATATCATACTTATCATCATAGCCATAATCCCACCCCTTCTTTTTGTTCTTTCTTTTTAGAACACCGATTGGAATGTGGTCAGGTATTAATGTTACAAGATTATTTTGACCTTCGTTCTGCAAATCCTTGTTTTGTTTGTGTTTTGCCATCATCGGCAGCCGCAAATGTGATACTCTCTTTCTCAGCCTCTATTCTTGTGAGTATTGAGAAAGCATCCTCTATGGCTAATTTTTTTGTAGCAGCAGCATTTTTTAATTTATCAGCAGCAAGGTCATCATCCTTTTGACCTGTTATAATTTTCTCTCCAGCAACTTTAATCAGTTCCTGTACCGCCTTGTAGCCTGCTTCTATTATTTGATTTTTTAGCTCTTCTGATGTCATCTTTAAAACGCTTTACTTTTTTTATTTTTACATTGTAGTCGGTATGCTCAATGTCATCCTCCATCCACTCCCATTCTCTCATATCACCATTGTTATTTGGTGGTCAAACATTCTGTACATCTTCTTGCCGTCAACATTAAACTCATACTCACTATCAGGCTTGAATGACACTCTGTCTCCATCTTTAACACCATACGATGATAGGTGCTCATTTGGATAACGCATGATTCCCATAAGCGGTTCTTCTTTCATTGGCTTGAATATATGAGACTCAGTAGGAGGTACAGGCTCTACAAAGCAGTACCTGTCGTATGCCTTCCATTCGCCTTCTGACTTGTACATAAAGAACTGGTCTAGCTCTATAAAGAAAAGGTCGTCTTTAAAAAAGCTCTTACCACTTCTTTGGTTTCCCTTTATGTCATTGTAGAACTTAAACACATTGTGATGCACGAGAAGTGTGTCTCCCTTTTTAATCGGGCCATTGTATTTGATAGGAGTCTCTATTACCTCTGCCTCACGGTTTGAGAACCTATGGTCTTCCTCTGAGGTGCTGATAAGAAAGTCAACACCACCTATATTTTTTGTGTTGTTGTATCTTTTGCCCTTTAAAGGTCTTGCTATAAAGTAATCAGGTGAACGCATTATATGTCAATGTTATATTCATACGACACAGGCATTGAGTCATTGAACTCTTTCCAGAGCAATACCTCATTGTTCTTCTCAATAAATATTTTTGTTGAGTGCTCTTCTTTTTGAATTAGGTGTATGACATACGAGCCATCCAACACAGACTGATTTACAATATAGTGCATCGCATTTTTATAGTCTGCCCCTATTGATATTTTTCTTATGTACATTTTATTTAATTTTTAATAATGCTAAGTTAAGCAATATTGAGATAGCTAATGTAGTTATTAGCCAAAAAGGTGTTTTGTATCTGACTATCTCAATCTTCTCATTTTGATTTGTATTTGTTGTTTTGCTCTTATACTCTTTTTGAATACTGTTTACAATGCTGTCTAAGTTAATCTCAGCTCGTATCTCGTTGTTTTTAGACTCAACTGTTATATTCCCTTGTGCGGTTCTTAATCGTTGCTTAAAAGGCTTTAAAATGCCTAAGCTATCGCAAGGGCTTTCAATGATAATACTATCTCGTATTGCCTTTGTTATAATGCGGTCTTTTGTAACAACTATGGTGTCGTTTTTTATAACCTCTTTTGTTTGGTTTATAACCTTCTTGCTACCGCATGACGTTAGTAAAAGTAAACAAATAATAAGTAGTCGCATAGGTTTACTTTATGGTTAGTGTAAATCCGTTTGGAGCAAATTTAACTAATTTTTTTAAGGTGGCTTTGCTATTAGTCACATCTTTGTAACTATCACCATCAATATCAACTAATTTATCTCCAACAAGTATACAGCCCTTTATCTGCGAGTGGTAATTGCCTGCGTGTATAAGTATGTATGAGCGACCCTCTACTTCTTTAACATAGAAGTGGTCTCCGTACTTAGAAGACTTCCTAGGAATCACATCATACTCACCTTCTGGGATGCAGCTAACCTGCCTCTCATTATTAAGCCAAGGTAGCTCAAGGGTCTTGCATTGAAAGACGACGTGCTTGTCGTCTACAACAATGCTAAACGTACCTGTTGTTTGCATGTCTTCAAATGTCTCTCTATTTATTATTGCTTTCATTGTTCAAATTAGGGTATAGCTCCGTCATTATCGTTTTGCTGACGTCAGCAATATGATATATTTGTCCAGTTAATTTTCGTAAAAACTGGACATTACCACTTCTTATCCTTATTGTTCTTTATCAGTGAACGTAAGCCTTCTACGATAGTATCTGGTGCAAATAAGAACCCTACACCTACCACCAAAAGTATAGCAAACTGAAACACCTTACTGTCTTGTACAACAAAGATATAAGCTATTGCAGCAGCCATAATAAGTATGCCCAATAAAGTAGTTTTCCAGCCTTTTACTATGTTGTTCATTTTATGAATAAGCTAAATATCTTTAAGATAATAGTAATTACAATTAATGTAGCAGCACCTAATTGGAATAAGTCCCATTGTGTACCGTTCTTTTTCTTATCAATCCAGTTTAATATCTTATCTATCATTTCTTTTATTTTTACGTTCCTCTATTAATAAAATCCATTTGCTTATTGTATAGCCTATAGCCACACCAGTCAAAATGATTTTCAGTATTAAGTCAACTTGCATAAAGTTAAATGCCATTGCTGCAAGGTTAAGTCCGTATATTTTCAAGTCTTGTGTCATAGTTAGAATTGATTAGCGAAAGCCATATAGATAAATTCTCTACCGCTTTCGTTTATTGTAGAGCCAGTAAAAGAAAAACCACCGACAAGACCAATCATAGCGGCTTGTGCTACTCCCATAATAGTTATTGTTGATAGGGTTGTAAACATAAACCCACTTATAAATGATATTTTATTGTCCATA